CGGAAGGTCTAGACAACGAAGCTGCTGCTCGTAAGTTGTTTCCGCAGTTCACACAAGCTTGGGCTAATGATCACCATCCTGGCACCAAGCATTTCTTCACTCGACTGAGAGAAGAAGGTTTCAACGCCGTCATTGATCTTAACGATGCTGGTTCATTGGCCAAGTCGCCAATGCGCATCATCGACGGCAAGGTGTTCGAGGTTGCTGGACACGATCGGCTTACTGCGGACGCCATTGGTAAGGCTCGAGAAGGAATTCAGGCGCTGGCGCATTACCTTAAGCTGCTGGCTGAAGAATCGCTTTCGAGCGTTATGGACCTCAACGCAGACAATGCACTTGCACATTACGGCATCAAGGGTATGCGTTGGGGATTTCGTAAGCCAGAAGAGACGAGCAGTGGTAGTGGCAGACCGCCAGCGCCAGTAATCGTTCGTCCTCGTCCAATGAAGAAGTTGAGTAAGAATCAGAAGACTGCGCTTAAAATCGCGGTGGGCGTTGGACTAACTGCAGGTGCTTATGTACTGGCTAAGCGAGGTATGACTCCTCGCGCCGCAGCACTATCTGACAAGTCGACTAAGATTGGTTTCCGAGCAGCGTTTAAGGTTATTACAACGCTTGGTAAGACAACCGTTAAAACTATTCCTAAGGTCGCTAAGGTTGGTGGAAAAGTCGGACTTAAGACGGTTACCAAGACTGGTCAGCTTGGTGCCAAGATCACAAAGAATGTTACTACAAATAGTTTCCGAAAGACAATTGATCTAGGAGCACGAATCGGCGGTCGAATAGCTGAGAATTATAATCAGTTCCAGCTTAAGCGAGCTTTGAACAGCTCCGTGGCGCAAAACGGCGCCAAGGCGACCGCTTCATTGCTACGCCGATTCGGAACCAGAAAGGCGCCGGTATAGTGGTGCGTTATTTTTAGAAAGGAGGTGAAGGGTGTCCATTAGGGGTCGATTGGCACACGCATTCAACGCCTTTATCAACGTTGACCGGCCGCTAGTTGGTACGCAGGATCTTGGACCTAGTTACAGCGCTCGACCAGATCGAACGCGACTGCTTACAACCAATGAGCGTTCTATTGTTACCTCGGTTTACACTCGAATTGCGATGGATGCAGCACAAATTCCCATTCGTCACGTTCGATTGGACAAGGAAGATCGCTATATTGGTGAGATTGACAGTGCTCTAAACAACTGTCTTAAAGTCGAGGCTAATCTTGATCAGGCGGCTCGAGCATTTCGCCAGGACATCATTAAGACGATGTGCGACGAAGGTGTTATTGCGATCGTACCGGTTGACACGTCTCTCAATCCGCAGAATACCGGCTCGTTCGATATTCTCACCATGCGAGTTGGCACGATTGTGCAGTGGTTTCCTTCGCATGTTCGAGTTTCGGCGTATAACGAAAAGACTGGTCGTCGAGAAGAGGTCGTTCTCGACAAGCGATTCGTAGCGATCGTAGAAAATCCACTCTACGATGTTATGAATCAGCCGAATTCAACCGCGCAGCGATTGATGCGTAAGCTTGGCATTCTGGATGCAATTGATGAGCAGTCCGGCTCTGGTAAAATGGATCTCATCATTCAACTTCCTTATGTGATCAAGTCTGAACAGCGCCGAGATGAAGCTGAGCGACGGCGACGTGACATCGAGTTCCAGCTTAAGAACAGCCAGTATGGTGTTGCTTATATGGATGGAACTGAAAAGATCACGCAGCTTAACCGTCCGGTTGAAAACAATCTGCTCAAGCAGATCGAGTTCTTGACTACGATGTTGTATGGTCAGTTGGGCATTACGCCAGAAGTTATGAACGGTACGGCGGATGAGAAGACGATGATCAACTACATCAATCGCACTATTGAGCCAATGCTCACTGCGGTTGTTGAAGCTATGAGTCGAACTTTCTTGACCAAGACTGCTCGAACTCAAAAGCAGTCTATTCAGTTCTTCCGCGATCCGTTTAAGCTGGTGCCGGTTAGTGAGCTCGCTGAAATTGCTGACAAGTTCACTCGTAACGAAATTCTTTCGTCCAACGAGTTCCGACAGGTCATCGGCTTCAAGCCGGCTGATGATCCGAAGGCCGATCAGCTGCGGAACAGCAATATGCCGCAGTCTGAGCTTGGTCAGCAGGAAGCAGTTCCGGAAATTGAATCTGGCGAAGAGTCACCGCTTCAGGTTCCTTCTATTCGAACTGATGTTCCACCAGCGCCAGATTTCGCTGCCATGGACGATGTCATGAATAAGGTCTTCGATGGTCTTAATGCCGACATCGAACGGATCACACAGGAGCTGGGGTGAACTCGGGACGAGAGTTTGTAGAGAATTTTCTCAGACATTACGCATCCGAGTATTACGATCCCGTTAAAGCTCGTGAGTATTATCTTCGCAACCGAGAGCTCAAGGGTAGGCAGTCTACTTCTGGTCTTACGGTAAAGGGTGATAAAGCCGGTAACGAACAGCGAAGGCAAGCCTGGGCATACACTAAGAATCAAATTAATGAAGCCAAAAAGGGCGAACTTAAGCTAGCTTCAGACAATCGGGTCGCGTTCCTTAAGCGAGCTCGTGATGCTGCGGCTGCTCGTCGTGAAGAAATTGGCGAGCAACTTCGTAATCTGCTTGAGACCTTGACCAACAAACGTAAGGCTAAGTCGGAAGACATCTCTGCACAAAGAGAGCAAGCTTTACAAAAGCTGGAGGAACAACAGGCTGCTAAAGCTAAGAAGGTTGCGGAAGAAGCGGCAAGACAAATTGCTGCTTTGCCTGAAATTCCAGAGGGGGTTAGTGGCGCTCGACGTGCTGCATTAATGAAGCTGCGCGATAGGCAAATTGCCAGCATTCAAGGCGCTGCCACTCGAGAACGGCAAAGCCTTGAAAGAGCCGCTTCAGTTGATCGCGAAGCTATTGCGAATGCGACTGAAGACGAGCGTAGTGCGCTCACAAAGTACATTGGTGAGTCTAAGGATACGGCTAGACAAACCACGAAAGCTGAGCGCGAAGCAGTCAGTAATAATCTTAAGGCAACCGTCGATAAAGCTCGTGCCGACTACGAAACGCTTAAGCAAGAAGTAGTGGCTAGATACGAGGCGACGTCACAACGAGAGTATGACGCTATTCGCGGTAGTTTGCCTGCACCATCAGGAGGGTCTAGTTCTAAGAAGACTTCTGGCAAGAAGGATGACGCGAAGTCTACGTCTAAGTCTAAGTCCGGAAAGAAGTCGATGACTCTTCAGGAAGCGGCAGAAGAAAACGTAAAGCGTCTTAATCTCAAAATCCCCTAGGAAGGAGACAGTCAAAATGGGAGCTACTGCAACGGCAGTGGAAGCTGACTTCAGCGGCTGGGCGACCAAGGCGGGCATTAAGTGCACTGATGGTCGAACCATCATGCCTGACGCGTTCAAGGACCAGGACAAGGTCACTGTTCCGCTCGTTTGGCAGCACGGCCACACCGATGTCGAGAACGTTCTCGGTCACGCGGTTCTTGAAGCTCGTGCCGAGGGCGTTTACTGCCACGCCTACTTCAACGACACGCCCAAGGGTCAGACCGCCAAGGCGATCGTGCAGCACGGCGACGTCAAGTCGCTGTCGATTTATGCAAACAAGCTGCTTGAGCGTGGCAAGCAGGTCTTTCACGGCATTATTCACGAAGTTTCGCTGGTGCTTTCGGGTGCCAATCGTGGCGCGGTGATTGAGAACGTCGCTATTTCGCACGGCGATGGTCTTGATCCGGAGGTTCTTGAGGATGAGGCCATCATCACGATGGATCTCGAGCTTGAGGGCATCAACCTTGAGCACGCCGACGGCGATGACAAGACGGTTGCTGACGTCTTCAATGAGCTGACGGACGAGCAGCAGCAGGTTGTTTACTTTATGATTGGCGAGGCTCTTAAGGACGCTAAGGGCGACAGTAGCCTTGCTCAGTCGGCTATTCCGCCGGCTGAGAGCAACCAGCAGAGTGCTCCTCCGCCTCCTGCTGTGAACAACGAGCAGGTCGAGACGCCGCCGGCTGAGAAGTCGGGCGAATCTGGTTCGGAAAACAACTCTGCCACCATCGAGCACAAGAATGAGGAAGGGACCATCATGGGCAACGTCTTCGAGCAGGACGCCACCAAGGCCAAGGGTGCTACGCTCACCCACTCGCAGCTGAACACGATCGTCGAGGACGCAAAGAAGCTCGGCTCCTTCAAGGACTCGTTCCTGAAGCACGCGGTCGAGTACGGTATCGAGAACATCGATATTCTCTTTCCCGACGCTCGTGCCATCTCCAACTCGCCGGAGCTTATTGCTCGCCGGCAGGAGTGGGTCAACAAGGTCATCAGCGGTGCGCGCAAGACGCCGTTCTCGCGCATCAAGACCGTCTCGGCGGACATCACCCTCGACCAGGCTCGTGCCAAGGGCTACGTCAAGGGCACGCTGAAGAAGGACGAGTGGTTCACGCTTGCCAAGCGAATCACCACGCCCACCACGATCTACAAGAAGCAGAAGCTTGACCGTGATGACATCGTTGACATCACGGACCTCGACGTGGTCGCCTTCCTCAAGGGCGAGATGCGGCTGATGCTGGATGAGGAGATCGCTCGAGCGATTCTCGTCGGCGATGGTCGTGACGTTGAGGA